CAGATTGAAGAAGGTGAACAGCGTTTCCGTAACATCGCTAAGATTTTCGTTGAGAATCTAGAAGGTGAGCGTTTCCTACTACCAACTAACCGTCCTGGATTAGCAAGAGTATATGCACGCCATATCGCAGAAGGCGGCACTCCTTATGATGACAAAGGTCGTCATATCACTACATTAGTAGAAGAATATTCACAGATGGCAGGATTTGTTCGTGCCACACGTAATGGACAATTCAATGAATCAGCATTGGCATTAGTCAATGAAGGATTAAATCATTACAACACACTACGTATGACATTGCAGGGCATGGCAAGTCATCGTGGTTACAACAAGTATTTTGAAAGTTATACACCTGTACTCAATGAAGAATCAGATGATGATATTTCATTGAACGAATTGTTTGTGCAAGAGACATTAGATCCACGTATTGAAAGCGTGATGCCTATACTAAAAAGACTGTCAAAAAATGTCACAGAGATGACAGTCGTTAAAGAGTTAGACGAATGGGCAGAATCAATTACCGAAGTAGAAGATGAAACCACAAAAACATTGGCAGTACCTGCCGATGAAATGTTAGAAGGAGATTTACCAGCATATCATTCTGGTATACATGTCGCAAGATATCCTAGCGGTAGAAAGCCGGACGTAAAAGTAAAAGCAGGTAGCCCAGTAGAAGCGGCAACAAAAGCAGCAAAACATTGGGGTGTAAAAAGACACAATGTTGCTACATATGGTATAGTGAAAGGTGAAGAAAATCATCCTAGAGTAAAAGACCTTGAAATGATTGATGAAGCACCCGGTGCAGAAACATTAGCACACAATGATGATACTGAAGAAAAAAATCTTAAAGCATTTGGTTTAGCAGAAGATAGGGACAATCCAGTAGCCGGCGCAATCACTCGCAGAATATTATCACAGCGTTTAGATTTACTAAAGAAATATGGTCCTGTCGCAGTTACACAAGCAATTGATGATGTTGCTGATTTTGTTGGCGACGTTGACGAAATTGGTTCAAGTGATGTTAGTGGTTGGATCAGACAAGTTGAACAATCATTAGGTGGTGTTGATGAAGGTGTAGTTGATACACTTAAAAAGGTCGGCAAGAAAGTTGCTGACTACATAGCACCCGGCGATGAAGAGTTACTAAAAGACTTACAAAAGAAAGCCGGTATCCCAAAACACGCACAACATGGTAAGCCAAGAATGGCTGTACCAAAAGATGAAGTTAGTGAAGCAGATATGGATGAAGGTGAAGTAACAAAAACCGCAACTGGACTAATTCATAGAGCAACAGACAAATATGGTGCCGGCGAAGATCCTGATGTTGCTCATCCGCGTGATGCTAAAAATTTGAACAGACTAGACAAAAATAAAATTAAATCGTTAGACAATAGTATGGGCATTAAGTGGAAGAACGATGGACCAAAAGGTCTTAAAGTTGATGACGATTTAGAAGAAGGTGTGGCGGAAGATTTAGATGCTGACCAAAAGCGTGTAGGTCAATTAGGCCCAACTGAAAAAGTAGGACCAAAAGGCGCTGTAGGTAAATTAGTTGGCACAAGCGAAAGTCGTGAGTTTGAAGATATCAAACGTTTGGCTGGCTTGAAGTAATTCACCCAATACTCAATAAATTAATATATTTTACTCTTCAATAGGGTATAAGTATTATTGACACACGATGACGTTAGTGTATAATGTCATCATGTGTTAGTTGTCTCCGACAACAAAACATAAAACACATTTAGGCTCAAATTAGGCATTTTTTAAAGGAGAAACAAAATGGCAAGTCTAGCAGATATCCGTGCCCGTCTCGCGGCACAAGAAAGTAAGAAAACAGGTCAGGGTCAACGCACCCAATCAGATAACGCAATCTACCCACACTGGAACATGGAAGAAGGTACAACTGCTACTATTCGCTTCCTTCCAGACGCAAACAACAGCAACACATTTTTCTGGGTAGAACGTCAGATCATCAAGTTGCCATTCAATGGCGTGAAGGGTGATCCAAATGCAAAGCAAGTTATCGTTCAAGTCCCATGCGTAGAAATGTATGGCGACAACTGCCCGATCTTGGCAGAAGTTCGTCCTTGGTATAAAGACGATACTCTCAAAGAAATGGCAAACAAGTATTGGAAGAAGCGTAGTTATCTGTTTCAAGGTTTTGTTCGTCAGAACCCAATCGGCAATGATGCGACTCCTGCGAATCCGATTCGTAGATTCGTTATCAGCCCACAAATTTTTACTATCATCAAGTCAAGTTTGATGGATCCAGATATGGAAAACATCCCAACTGATTTCTTGAATGGTACTGATTTCAACGTTAAGAAGACCAGCAAGGGTGGTTATGCTGATTACTCTACTAGCAACTGGGCTCGCAAAGAGACTCCGTTGACTGAAGCAGAGCAGGCTGCTATCGAAGCACATGGTCTTTTCAATCTTGCAGACTTCTTACCCAAGAAGCCTAGCGAAAGCGAACTGCGTGTCATCAAAGAAATGTTTGAGGCTTCAGTAGATGGTAAGCCTTATGACAATGACAAGTGGGGCGCATACTATCGTCCATATGGTCTTGAGGCTCCGGCTGGTGTTGCTAGCGCAGAACCTCATGTTACTGAGACTACTACATTGAGTGTTTCTCCCAAGAAGCCAGTAGTTCAGGAAGATGAACCAGAAGAGAATAGTGATCCAGTAGTAGTTCCTAAGAGTACTTCTAGCGACAAGGCACAAGACATTTTAGCGATGATCCGTAGCCGTCAACAGAAGGGTTAATTTGGAATGGGGAGGGTAACTCCTCCCCATTCTTTCTTTTCATAGGAGACCTACCATGACACTACCAGACGAAAGATTCCGCGCACTAAAGCAAGGAAAGAAATTACTAGAAGAATTATGCGATCCGGGCAAGACGCCTAGGGTGCCGAGCATCGTCCGTGACCGTGCCCGTGGTGCATTAAGACATTTTCCAAATGACTATGAACTTGATCGTATCGCAGACAGTTGTCCAGAAATGCTTGACAAAATCGCATTTAATGATAGACTATCAAAGAGATTATGAGGATTACTAAAATGGCAAAAACAATTAAAATCAATGAGAGTTTTTCTCTCAATTATAGCAGCCGCGAAGCAGATAGCGGTGATACAGTCATGGACTGTAATATCAATTTTGATAACCCCAAAGATGATAATGTTATCGTAGCACGTTTGAACACTTGGCTCAAGGCTAGCAATCGTGAAGATATTGTTGTTATGTTGAAGGGTAGTAAGTAATATGGCAAAACCATTCGATGTTAGCAAATTTCGTAAAGATATTACCAAAAGTATTGAAGGTCTCAGTATTGGTTTCAATGATCCTACTGATTGGGTCAGTACCGGTAACCACGCTCTCAATTATCTTATTAGCGGAGACTTTAACAAAGGAGTCCCACTAGGTAAGGTAACTGTATTTGCCGGCGAATCTGGCTCAGGCAAATCATACATTTGTTCAGGCAATCTTGTTCGCCACGCACAACAGCAAGGTATCTTTGTTGTATTGGTCGATACTGAGAATGCACTAGATGAAGATTGGTTGAAGGCACTTGGTGTCGATACCGATGAAAGCAAGTTGCTTAAACTTAACATGGCAATGATTGATGATGTTGCTAAAACTATCAGCGAGTTTATGAAGAGTTACAAGACTCTTCCGCAAGACGATAAGCCGAAAGTTCTATTCATCATTGACAGTCTTGGTATGTTGCTGACTCCAACTGATGTCAATCAGTTTGAAGCAGGCGATATGAAGGGTGACATGGGTCGCAAGCCTAAGGCATTAACTAGTCTTGTTCGTAACTGTGTAAACATGTTTGGTAGTCATAATGTAGGATTAGTTGCGACTAATCACACTTATGCTTCACAAGATATGTTTGACCCTGATGATAAGATCAGTGGTGGACAAGGCTTCATCTATGCAAGTTCAATCGTAGTTGCTATGAAGAAATTGAAACTTAAAGAAGATGAAGATGGCAACAAGATTAGCGAAGTGCGTGGTATTCGTAGTGCCTGTAAGGTCATGAAGACACGTTACGCTAAACCTTTTGAAAGCGTTCAAGTTAAGATTCCATATGAGACAGGCATGAACCCATATAGCGGTTTGCTTGATTTGTTTGAGAAGGCTAACTTGCTTACTAAAGAAGGTAATCGACTGAGTTATACAACTAATGACGGCGAGATTATTAAATTCTTCCGCAAGGGTTGGGAATCAAATGAAAATGGTTGCCTAGACAAAGTAATGTTAGAATATGAAAACAAACAAACAACGATAAGTAATACAAATTCTGAAACGGAGGAATAACAGGATGAGTATTACTGTAATAGCCGAGTTATGGCGCGCTTTAAAAATAGAGATTGATGAAAACAATCTTTCAGATGCAGCCGAGTCTTTGATTAATGTCTTAGTAGAAAACGATTACGATTCAGCAGAGATCAAAGAAGCATTCCGTAGAGAACCTGCGGTAATAGAAGCGTTGCGTGAATATAGTTCTCAGTATGACGAAGAAGAATATGAAGAGTACGAAGAGGATGAAGATACCGAAGACGAT